AACCATAATGGTTGTTCCGTTAGAGAATGATACATTAGATGACCATGGAATATATAAATTTACGTCTGTTCCCTGTGTGTAATATAAAAATTTACCAGCATCAGAAGAGACTAGAGTGTAATTTGTAGTTTGAGCATTTTGTGGAACAGATTGTGCTGTAATATTCGCTTTAGTATAAGCAGAACTAGCAGTGTTTGACGCAAGATTAATTGAATTATTCTGTGCGTCATTTATAAAGCTCGCATAAGTTATAACAGAATTAGATAAATTTGCAACATATGTTTCGGATGCCATTCGAACGCCACCGGCAATATTGCCTGTATGAACAGTTACAATATTGTTGGTTGTTTCAATAATTAGTTCACCCGGAGCTCCAGTTGTATTTGCAACTACGGTATTTGCATATCTTTTAAATTGAAGCGTTCTTGACATTTTAATTACCTTTAATTAAGTAAGTCTATTACTCTTTCGTTTTCTATTTGTAGGTCATCTTTGCCCAACTCAAATGGTAAATCGCCAGAGAAGTCTGAAGAAGTTGTAATAGTTTCTGGAAAATCAGGATACTCAAACATATATGTAGTGTATATGTAATCATTATTTCCACACGCATCTGTCGGTGATGGAGTAATGATAGTTTGAACAAGTTTGTTAGATTTAAGATCTATGTTACACACGTTCCATTTAGAACCAGATGACATTCCAATCAAAGGTGTTCCTGTTATGAAATGTCCATGTGAAAAAGAAATCTCTAATAATTTTGAATCAGTATTCCAACCGACAACCGTGCCTGTTGATGTTGCAGTATCTAATGAATAACCTTGATAAACTTTTTCGCCTATCTTATAATCTCCCCATCCATACCCTACACCCTCACACAATGTGAAAATCATATTTCTATCAGCTAAAGTATTATCATCATAGATGTTTGTGATAGCTGTTCGGATGATCTTTGGTTCTCTAATGGCACCATAGATGTATGATTTGACTGTGAAATTTAGTGTCCAAATGATTGTTCTAATTTTACTATTGTAATCGCCTTCATATTCTATATCATGTGATATGCTTTTGAATACGATAGGTACTTCTTTAATCATTCCTAATTCTTCAACCAAATTAACATTAATTGTATAATCTGGTGTAAAATATGGCAGAATCTTCTCGATAATCTGAGCAGAATCTTCGAAGTTTCTAACGTAAAGATATAGTGAAAAATCAAAATCAAATGGCACTGGATTATATACCGAAAGTGTAACATTATGTTCGCCTGAACATGATACATCTGGTTCAGAATGTCTATTTCTATAGTTTGTATTTAACTTTCTAGATGCATCATAACTCATATCTGTCATTTCATATGACAACATTGGCAACGTTACTTGAACTTTCTTATCGAGTAATGGATCACTCTCTAGTCTAGAAACATACTTTTCTTTTGGTCCATAAATGATTGGTACCAAAAAAGTCTCAACTTCAACACCCTCTTGAGTGTATCGAGTAAGTTTAATTTGGTTAAAGAAATCGCCAAACGCTACGATTACTTTTCGAATAGTTTTATGGTACGAATACATTATAGTCTACCAAAAGGATTTATTTCTATAATATCATCAACATATTTTGTTGACTCAACTTGAATTAGTTTATTGTCATACATTTCTCTTTCTTGAGGATCAAGTAGTTCGTCAGAAGAAGATATTGTGATATGGAATGCATTTGATGTGTTACCGCGAATATACATTCCTGGACCAAATGTTCCAACTAGATTTGTAATTTTAATAATCCTTTCGGTTACATCCCAATATGTACAAACGCCAAATGCTGTATTTGTGGAATTATGAACATGTTCACCAACTAGATAGTTTCCATTACCAGAGTATGTGTTTACATTCATAGAGATTGTGTAAGAGTCTTGAACAACAATATCATCAATCTTAGGTACGCCGACATCGATTGTCTCTTGTGAATATTTGAATTTCTCTAATTCTAATTTATAGAAATATGGATACTTATTACCTAAGATATAGAATGCTTCGGAATAGTTGACGAACTTAATCTCATACATTTCACCAGTCTGTGACATAAATGGAATATAAATTAGATCGCCTTCTCGAGGTCTTGCATATGTTTCTCTGGGTACCCATCTGGCAAATGATCTTTTAGATACAATCACTGACATATTATTGCGAATTTCAAGACCAAACTTTGAGAAGAACTCACGTTCACCCTCGTAACCATCGACGTTAGTGATGTACAACTCTAATGGATATGCAGACGTAAACTCTTTGAGTGGATCTTCACCATAGATCAGATCTCGTGCCTGATCATTAGTGTTAGGAATATAATAACAATCCACGCCATAAATCTTGATAGACTCTACCATCAAATCTTCTATGAGTCTTTGTTCAGGACTTGAACCGTAGTTATTAAAATAGTGATTTACAGGCATTTTAGTTTAGATAGAAATCAACAGGCAATGAATAGGAGTCGATCATTTCTTTTTCTAACTTTTCAATTTCATTAGTCGCTTCTTCAAAGATTTTGTCGCCATTGAGCATCACACCACCAGGCAACTGAACGCCTTGAAACTTCATTAAGTTTGAACCCCAATTACGTTTGATGAGTGCAGTCGCGTATTCTTTTAACCAACGATCATTCCAGACTGCTTGGTAATCTTCAGGTTTAATCAATGCATGACATTCTGCAATGACTACAGTTCCTGCGTTGACTGCTGTACCCCAACCCCAATCGCAGAATAACTTATGCATATGGCGTTGGAATCTAATAGGCACTTCACCTGTAAACATCAACTCGAGCGACCGTAGATGTTGCATCGTCAATGTGTAATTGATATATGATGCCGAAGTGAAATCGTATAGTTCGTTTAATCTAAGTTGGTATCTTAGATCGAACATATTGTTCTGTGCAATTGAATCGGAGATGGGAAATATTCTAGTAACACCAATAATATTTACTGAGTTGTTTGATGTGTCCAGCGTCACAGATGGAGACATGTTGATATATTTGTTTGTAATATCAGTAGCGTCTAATCTTTTGATGTAGTATACTTTCTGGAGCGCATCGAAATGATAGTCTTGCCAATACTGGAGTGCATCATCGATTCTGTCTTCGACTTGATCTTCATCAACGTTAATTTCAATAACAGGAAATCCTAATCTTCTTAGGCAATAATCTTTGAATAGACTTCTTGTAGATACTAATGTTGCCATATTACATTTCCAGAAATAGTTATTATACTATTTATTTAGTTCTGGCCACACTATCGCAAATGGATCTTCTTGTTCTGTGATGTCGGCAAGCGCTTTGATGTAATTATCTAAATCGGCGATTGAGTCCACTTGAGGAAGACCTAATCTCTCATTTCGATAATATCGATTATATCTCCATTCAATTTCAGTAATTCGTTTATCACGAATATTTCGTATATTAGCCCAATAGTCATCTTGAAGTTTTTCTGATATTTTAATAATTCGTCTAGTGTTGATGTCTACGTTATCATACGTATATACTGACGGATCAAAACCAATTTCATGCGAAGTTCCTTCACAAAACCATACTTGAGATTCAAATGACCATGTATATGTTTTTTTATTATATACAAATGTTTGACCCTGCAGAGGTGATGATGGAAATGACATAATTTTATTTAGTTGGAAAAAGTTTAGTTGGTAATGCAGGAATTTCAGTTCCAGCGTGACACATTGTAGGCACTCCACCTATTACAACAGTGTCATATCTAGCGAGAGTTGTGGCTCTAAAATCTTGTATCCATCCGGACCAATAACGCCCACCAGTAGCTGCACCGTCTCCTCCTATTGCCACATCGATTCGAGCATCATATTGGTCGTATGGTGTTAAATCAGAAATTGGCGCGTATAGTGTATTCGAAGTTTGACCATATGAAGAATTTCCATTACTATACATAATTGCCATTTCAACTCCATTTATGTAAAGATAGAAACAACTTAATTTTCTCTGAAACACAATATGATCAAAAGTATTAGGAGATGCAACAGTGGGCTGTGCAACTAACACGTTGGTTTGATATAATTGATAACCATATCCTGTAACAGCAGTATAAGGTGTCTGCGTGTTAACATATGGTGATTGTCCTACGTTATATATCCAATGTTCTGAATCTAAATGACTCTGTACATGTTGCATTTTCCAATATCCACTTGCATTTACTCCTACACTATAAGTACTACCTACTGTGAATAGAAAATTACCGTATCCTGCGCTACTAAATGCAACACCACCATTGGATGTACTATGCCATGCAGCCCAACACTCAATAGTATAATCACCATCACGTACGGTTAATGCATTACCGTTAACATTACCTCCACCGTTTGGTACATTTATTTTTGCAAATTTTGCAATATCACTATCAGTATTAGCATCTCTGTTAGGAAGTTTTATAGCACCATTACCAAATTTTTTATAATATGGAGACAACATACATCCATAAGGTCCATACATTGTTGCTTGTAATTTTTTATCATTTATGATCGGTAATTGTAGTACAGGTTGAGTCCATGTATATTGATCGATTGGATAAACTGAAGTTGGTACAGTATAAGTTGTTGCGTCGTTATTATATCTTGCAGTTTTCGATATTCTTATGTTAGATATAAATTGAAGTAAAGACAACGCATAGGTAGTTCCTGTATTTGTACTAGTACTTGCAGTAAATGCTGCTCTAACGGCTACACGATTACCGTTAATAAAAACTGCCATTTTATTAGTAGCACTAGGATCATATTGAAATGCAAAG